CCACCACCACCACCACCACCACCACCACCACCACCACGGCGACGTTCTTGATCTGCCGCCAAACGTTGTCTAGCAGCTGCACTAGCCTCCCCTTCAAGTTGTCTTGTACGGGCTGTTAAATCTTTTGCTACTTTAGCTGCTTCATTAAAAAATGTAGTCCAGCTGGCTTTGGTATTTAGTGCGTTAGCTTTTACATTTACAGCATATTGTGCTGCTGTAGCAAAAAAGTCACTCCAGCTTTTCTGGGTATTTAGTGCGTTAGCTTTTACATTTACAGCATATTGTGCTGCTGTATCAAAGAAATTAGTCCAGTTGGCTCTGGTGTTTAGTGCGTTAGCTTTTACATTTACAGCGTACTGTGCCGCTGTACTGAAAAAGTCGTTCCAACTGGCTCTGGTGTTTAGTGCATTAGCTTTTACATCTACGGCTGCTTTTGCTGCTGTAGCAAAAAAGTCGGTCCAGTTAGCTACGTTATTCAGGAAAGTAGCGTTTGCATTTTTAGCGTCTTGAGCAGCTCCGGCTTCACCTGCTTGGCGTCTACGCTCGTTTTGAACAAATGTTTCTCTTCTAGCTACTTCAAAATCACGGACAGATTGCGGCTGAAGGCCCAATGCCGCACGTTGTATATCGTTTAATGTTTTCTGGTACTGCGCTGCTGCTTTAGTACTGTCAGCCCATGCCGTGGCTAGGTTTTTTACCGCGTTTTGTTGATTTTTATCTTGTTGCACCATTGCGGTTTCCCGCAATAATTCCTGGAATGCGTCAACCTGTTGTGAGACGGCATTTATAGATTTTCCTATAATTTTATCTCCATTTACCCATTCACGTACATAGTCATTGACCGCTTTACTTAACTTTCCTGATAGATCTCGTTCTAGACCTTTAGCTAAACTACTTGCACTGTTGCCGCCTACGTTTAATGCGACAGGTGTTTTATTAAGTGTGTTGATGATGCCGCCGATTTTTTCGAGGCGATCTTCCAGTATCGACAGCTCGCGCAGGCCCGACAGTATTACGTCTATTTTTGCCGAGTAGTTAGCCACGGACGCTACCAAGTCGTGTTAGCAGTCTACCCAACAAAAAAGCCGCCGGGTTAGCGGCGGCGTTTGGCTTTGTCGTACGCTTCCTTCTCGGCGTCGGCCTGGAGTTTGAAGTACGTGTGCCAGCCGATCAGCTCCATGTCGGTCATTCGGCTGCGTAACTCGGACAACGTCAGTCCCAGCTTCTCGGCTACGAAAAACTGGATGTACAGGTACGTGTCCTTCTTGAGTTCGACCTCAAGTGCTTTTGTTGTCTAGCTCCTCCGAATCATCGGTCAGGATCGCCAGCATCAGGGACTGGAGGTCCTTGTCCTTGACCTCGTTCTTCAGCACGTCGATTTCGGCGGCCTTGAACATCCGGGCGCCAGTCTCATCGCAGGCTTTGGTCAGCAGCAACTGGAGAGCGAAAGCTCCGGCGTCGTCGGACTTGGCCTGTTTTTGGGCGCGTTCGCGCTCGGCCATGGTCAGGGGGCTCACCCACATCTCGAACTTGCTGCCATCGCTCAGTTCGACGACCTTTTTCGCGGGCTCCAGGTTGGCGGCCTTGCGCAGGCGGTCGATTGCGCTTAGTGCGGCAGGCATGGAAACTTCTAGAGAAGACGTGTTTAGTGTAACGCAGTAGCAAGAAAAAAGCCCCGGCATAACCGGGGCCATTTGGTTTTAGGGGACGGACCAGACTATCAGGACTTGCTGAGGTCGAAGGTCGGAGCATCGCTAGGACGGAACGCGATTTCCACGCTCTGGCCGTCGTCGGGGTTCACCGTCAGGCTGGCAGACGTCAGGATCACGGGGACGGTGATCGAACGGCTGGCAGTTTCGTTGACGGTGCCGCTGGCAACAACGCGGTCGATGTACAGCTTCATCGTGGCGCCGCTTTGCTGACGTTGGATCACGTCCTCGATCATCCGGCTGGCCAGGCTGGTGTCATCGTCGGTGGTGTACACCGTGGCAGAACCAGAACCGTCCGCGAAACCGGGGATGTAAGCACGGAAAGCCGTGTACTGACCGACTTCCTGACCGATGGTTGTAACGTCGATCTCGCTGCGAGTGATTTCGAAGCTCCACTCACGAACGGACCCGACAACCACGGGGGCGGTGTAGGTGATGCTGGCAAACAGAGCGCCAAAACCAGTAGGAAGTGCGGTTGCGGTCACGGCAGAACCACCAGCAGTCGAGCTGAGGGTCATGATGCCCGTGGAGGCAACGTAGGTCTTGACGAAATAAGGGCCAGCGGGAATAGCGTTGGTGACGGTGGCGCCGACCGGGTAAGCCAGGGTCACAGGGTCATTGACCTTGAAGCCGAGATAAGAACCGACGGTGATGTTGGAGCCAGTTGCAGGAAATGCACTAGCAGCCAGAGTGGTGACAGAAGTTCCGGCAGGGGAGTAATACAGGGCGCCGGAAGTGCCCGAGAGAACGGTGGCCATGGATAGTACCAGGGGAAGTTGACGGTGCGGGCACTGCCCGGCTTAATACAGGTTAGCTGTTGCAGTGACCCAGTACTAGGAAATTACCTGGGCCTGGAATCCTGCGGAAATGCGTGAAATAAAGAACGGTGTAAACGCCCGACGAGATTGTTGGTCTGGTGTTGTGCCACCGTAATCGGGGCTAAATGCGGGGCCGTCGATAGAACCAGTGCGGAGATAGATGCCCGACGCAGATTTAGCTTGGTTGTTTATGTCCTGTAAAACAGTAGCGGCGACGTTGACTAGGGTTTGGTTGCGGGCAGGGCCTTTGCCCTTTGGCGTGTACGTGCGAATGACGATTACACCTCGGACGTAATTCGGGTTTCCGGTGAGTGCTGTTTCTGTTGTTAGGCCAAATTGGATGTTCACATCGACGAACTCTTTGGCACTGTCCGACCCATCGTTCATCACGTTGTCGAAATACACCGGAACCGGCGGTGTAAGTCCGTTGTACGCCGTCAGCAACGGGGCCTCAAGTACAGCACGGATGGCTTGGTAGTTCATCAGTTTTCTTTTGCAAAGGCAATGCGGACGCCTGTGCCAAGACTCTTGGCCATGCCGCCTCCGTTTACATACGTCAAAAACCAGTCTCGTACAGCCGTGGCACGCGATGTAGACACATCTGAGCTGGGAACGATGTCTGTACGCATCTTCCCTTTTCTGCGACCTTCGAGCACAACCGGACCTTTTGGTTCTGTCCCAGGGTTTATAAAGTAACCCTCCTCCAGATCCATTGCCTGCGTAGCGTAATCGGTCGTGTTAACGACGACCAGTTTGGGGTTTCTGTTTACAGCGGCAATGGTGTCGGGGAGTTTTGCGGTATCGCGGACTGAATAGGGATACGTACCGTTGGGGCCGGGGCCTACACCTGGAGCATTAGCTACCCAACTATTCGCAAATTCTCCGCTCCACAGGGGACCGGCCTCGGCAAGGCCGTTCATTATTTCGGCGGCAGCATGTCTGGCGGCGCTCTGTGTTTTGCGTCGTATGTCGCGGTTGAGTTGACTCAGCGGCTTATTCATTACTGCGGCCTCACGATGAGAGTGTGCATGATGGGGCGCTCGCCTTTGTAGGTCTTGACGTTGATGATGCGGCCTGTGCGCAAGGTGCCGTTGTCTGTGTATTCGATTTGGTCGCGGATACTGGGGGTGTATGTTCCAAGCTCGCTATTGCCTACGAGCATCTTGACGTCGGTTGTTTGGTAAGTGCTGTCAAATTCTTCTGGTCTGAGTTGGGTTACCAGGACGCGGACGGTGGTTCTGGTGCTGGTGTTTAGGACTTCGCCACGGGATGGGACGTAGGTGTCGGTGGCGCTGAATTTGATGTACGTGACGTCCTGGCCCCATTGCTGTAAAAGCGGGCCCGGCAATGCGTTAAAAACGGTATCGACTTGGCTCATCAGCTTCTATACAGGCGGATGGGGGAGGGCCCGGTGACGCCCTTGGCCCAGCACTTCAGGAAACTGCGGAGCCAGGGCAGGGCGTCCGTGATGCTCTGGAGAGATTCGACCTCGCCTTGGCCGCGATACTTCACGCGCAGTTCACCCAGTTCCACCTCGTCGTAGCTGCCCGGGGCAGTGACGATGCCACGCAACATCGTGGGGTTGCGGAGGAGAGCCAAGGCGGCCTCACAGGTGGCGTCCTTGATCTCTCGGGGAATGAAGGAGGCGGTCGCTTCTACACCGTCGCAGGTGACGTCTGTGCGGGGCCATTTCAGGGCCTGGGTGGTGGCGGAACGGTCGCCGTAGAACTCCACCGTGTCGAGCCAGCTCGTCGCCGTAATCAGTGCAGCGGCCTTGTTGTCAGCAGTTGCAGCGGTCCAGTCGCTTGCGTCGAGCCGGTTGTCGAAATACGTGGTGGCGTCAGCAACCGTGATGTACGAGTTGGAGCTGGCTCCAGCAAGAGTGGCGACGAGGATAGGGGCCATGCGGGTTAATCCTCGTCGCTACTTACAGCATTTAGATGTTACGTCCAGTGTAGGTCACCCGAACAGATGAGCAGCCGGGCCGTTACGTCGCGGAGGTTTGGGCACTTTGCGGAACTGGGGTAACTCCTTCACCATGTAGACGTTGGCACCAGTCATCTCCAGTTCAGCAAGACGGTCCTCGTAGCGGGCGTGGGGCAAGTCCTCGTGCCAGTGACGGTTATCCTGTGATATGTAGAAGCGGACTACTTTCATGCCTGCCCGGAAACCCGTTGACTCTGCTGTCAGCGTAGAGAAGACTAAAGCCGGTTTTGAGCCCGGCCCTGAAGTGCGCCAGTTGGAGCCCGTGGCGCTGGAAATCCGTCGTCTTCGGGAAGAAGATGGCCTCAACATCACCGAAATCGGTGAAAAATTGCAGGTCAGCTACGACGTCATCAACCAGCTCATCCTCCAGTCGTACAAGAGTGTGATGAACACTCCTGTGGTGTTTGAGGCGCAGGAGAAGATTCGGCTTGGTGTTGACTGAACGACCATAAAAAAGGGGCCCCGGAGGGCCCCAATTTTGTTGGATAGACCGCTTATCAGGCGTAGGCGGTGGTATCGAACGGGGTGTTGACCAGCAGGCGAGCCACGGGGATCTGCTTGGTGGTCGAGTACACCAGGCTCCAGCTGCTGGTGTTACCCAGTTGGTCGGAAGCGGTGGTGTTGAGGGGGTTGTCGGTAGCGGCAGCCCACTTGGTGCCGGTGACGTGGTAACCGTAGTGGTAATCCACAGCCAGCACATCCTGCATGGACAGGATGTTGCGGTCGGCAGCGAGACGCAGATCCTGTTGGATGCCCTCGGAAACCACACCCGTCTTGAAGAGGTACACAGGGTACTTCTTGGCGTGGGTGGCAGTACCGCCGGTCAGAGCGACGAGCTGGTCGTCGATCACAACACGGAGGCCAGCGAAGTAGGCCGACTCGGTTTGGGTCACGCCCACACCGCCGCCGCCCCAAACCACGGCACCACCAGTGGACAGAGCAGAGGTGCTGAAGGTCAGCATCCCGATCTGTTGCAGGTAGTAAGCCACGTTCGAGTGCATAGCAATCGAATCGAGCTCGTCGCCACGCTCACCCAGCTTCACCTTGGTGCCAACGACGTTGGCGACGTTCAGGAAGTTGGCTTCCGTCATGGAGCCGGGGGCACCCGCGAAGGACTTGTCCAGTTGGTTGGGGCCAAGGACACCAGCGCCGGAGATACCACCGAACAGACCCAGGAGTTGGGCAGCCAGGGTGGCGGTCTTCAGTTTGTTGATCGCAGCCGTCAGTTGGTTGCGGACATGGCTCAGGGGGTCAGCGCCAGAACCGAGCTTGCTCAGGTCGTCTGCGGCGTAGGCGAAGCCACGGTGCAGGATCGTCATGATCTGCTCGTCGGCAGTCACGTTCGAGGGAACGAGATAGCCGCCGCCACCACCCCAGGTGGAGTTGCTCAGAATCTGGGATTCAGTCGGGGCGATGGGGTCGAAGAAAGGCACCCGGACACGGGTACCGCCAGCGCGGGCATCAAGGGCAGCGTTGCGCTGCACAATGCCGGACTGGATCCACTTCGACTGCTCGAAGATGCCTTCAGCGGTGTACTGAAGGAACTCGGGACGAGTAACGAGGTTGGAGAGAAATGTCCCTCCAGAAAAGTTGCCGTTGAAAGACACGGATTAGCTCCAGTGAGGTTTATGGGTGTGCCCCACAGGGGCTAGGCGCCGGCTTCTGATTTCAAAAGGCGGGCCATATCAGGGTTATCAACCAGCATCATCATTTGCTGGGTTACGTTCCAGGATTCTTTAGACCAAGGATTGGCCTGACCTGGGACGGCGGTGGAACGGGCACTGCTCGTTACACCCATACCGGAACGATTACTTGCAGCAAAATGATGCTCGTAACCGCTACCCGGATTTTTCAAGTTAGCGATGTAATCGCTAATCGGAACTTCCACGCCGCCGGCAACAGCCACAGGCTGTCCTTCTTTGGCGCGTAGGTTCTCCTGCAATAAACGATACAGCTGATCGGGCGCTAATGCACCAGCTTGGGAAAGTTGGGCGATGGCGCCAGCTCGGAGCTGTTCTTGTGTAAATCCTTGGCGGATTTGCTCCACTTCGGATTCCTTGGTGGTCAACTGTTGCTTGAGTTCAGCGACAGTTTTTTGGGCCTCTTCCCACAAAGTTTTGTACTCGCCGGATTCAGCGAGTTTTGTGGTTTTAGCCTGTTCTTGGGCGACGCGCAACTCGTCAAGCTGTTGTTGCAGGGTTTCGCGGTTTTCGCGGTCCTTACGGCGCTCGGCAATCAGTTCTGCGTTCTTGGAACGGAGAGCCTCGATTTGACCGGCCAGATCTTGTGTACCAGGGGCAGCCACAGGCTGTTGGGAAGTGCCATCCACAGGAGTGACTTCCGGGGTCTGGTTTTCGGGCACGAGTTGCTTACTTGAGTTACCGATCTAATACTACAGTGAAAGCCGCTGTAACTAGAAGATCAGTACATTACGGCGTCGTCCGGCAGTGGACTTGGCAAGAGTTGCGGACAGTCCGGTCAGGCTGAAAACTCCGGTGTCTGCAGCAAGTTGGAAGTCCCCGGCCTCGGTAAATGTCGCGTTATTGCCGGTAAGGCTGAAGACGCCGGTCTGTCCGGTCAGGGATCTACTGACGCGGAGAGTGGCCTGCTGACCGACTAGGGCAAATGCACCAGTGTCGGCAGTGAGTTGCTTTCCTGCTTGTTTGGCGAGAGTGGCTGGGTTGCCCGTAAAGGTGAATGTGCCCTTATCGGCAGCAATCGCCCGGCTGACAGCAAAGGTCGCTGCGTTACCTGTGAAGGTGAACGTCCCATCCTCTGCGGTCAGGGTGTAGTTCTGCCTAAGGATCGCCGGGTTGCCGGTTAGCTGGTACTGGC